TTTAATCATAGTATAAATGCTCCCTTATCATGTAAAACACATTGAGGATATGATTTCATTACCGTAACCCATCTACTTGGTAAACCTATTATTGTATTTATTTGTTTATTATTCAGACCATAATATTGTTTGAGGCAATATCTTATTTGTTGTGTTGATCCAGATTTAGGAAAAATAGTTAATGATTGCATTTCATTCATTATTGTACGAGCTACTTTCTTCTCATTTGGTATCACTAAATGATTAGTCATGATTATCCATATTTTCAATTTACGACCAACTTCCATGATATCAGCCATTAATTTATCAACTGCCCTCTTTTGCTTATCATCGGGTATTGTATTACAATCATCAAATAATATTAGGCATCCTTGACTTAATTCTTTAGTAATATCAATTGGATTTGTAACAATCGATTCATCAATTAATACTTGAATTGGTCTCATTTTTGCAAATGCAGGATCATCCTTAACATTTGTTCTACTGAAAACAATAAAGTCTTTTTCAGGATATATTCTTTTAAATGCTGTAGCTAACCCCACTGCATAAGTTGATTTACCTGAACCTGAAGGACCAGCTATATAATCTACACTCCGCTCATGTATTTTAGGAATTGGTATTAATTTTCCATCATCCACTTCAAAATAATCTCCTAAGTCATCATTATACATCCCACATTCATCGCAACATGGTTTCTTCTTACACTTATCAGAACATTTCCTACAATCACATTCACAACATGATTCATTATTTTCTTCCTCTGTATTCAAATATAATATTTCCCCATCATATTCGCCTCCTGATATCTTTGCTATTGGTCTTCCTTTATTAAAACTTAACATTGTAATATAATTATACTTAGATAAAAATATTCTGGTGTCCCATCTTTTTGCTAGATTTTTTTGTTATATTAATATAATGGAAAATAGTATACAAAGAATACAAAAAAATCTCAAAAGTGGTAAGAGTATCCCATTATTAAATGATGAAGATATTCTATACATAACAAAACCATTAGGCAAAGCAATTTATAAGAATGCAATAAGTAAACCTCTTGGAAGACCTCGCAAAGAAGAATGTGATAAGGCTAAACCTAATGATCGCTTAATTTGTAATGTATGTGGTATGAAATTTATTCGTAGTGCAAGATCTGGTCATAAGAAAACAAAAGTGCACCAAATATATGAGAATATGAGTCGCAAATTAAATAGAACCTTCCTTGACATTGATAGTGAAGAAATAGACCAAGAAAATAAGTAATTACAATAAAAATGGATATGCTAAATTATGAATTATAAAAGTTGCTTTTGAATTTATTAAAATATGAATAGTTAAATTATTAATAAAGTAATTTATATTTTTGGATATTCTTAACATATATCTCAAATGGATATACTAAGTACTTTTTTTTATAGAAAACTTTTTATAAAAACTCGATTTTCAAACTATAAAATAATTACCTTTTTATGTATTTACTATATCCATTTTTATATATCTTGGGTAATTTTGTTCTTTTTAATGTTTAGTATATCTGATTTTATTAAAGTTACCTTTAATAAGCTATTAGATATGCTTAATATATACTACTATATGGCTCCTTATCCTTTTATTAAGGGAAGGTAGAGAGGAATAATATGTTGGCTAATTATATGAATAGAATATGGTAGACATTAAACAAATACTAAATAAATATGCAGATATAGCATTATCTGATAAGGAAGTACTGAAGTTGATTAATGGTAGAGCAAATTTGATTCTTTATCCAGATCTTCATAAATATACATCAATTGATCAAATATTAGAGCCATATGGTGCATGTATATTATTATATGAAGCAAAACCAAGATATGGTCATTGGTGTTGTATATTTAAGGTAAATGATAGATTATTGGAATATTTTAATCCTTATGGTGGATTTCATGAAGGATTTCCAGATGAAAGTTTAGAATATATACCAATGGATTTTAGATTGAAATCGCATCAATATTATCCATATTTATCTATGCTCATGTACAATTCACCTTATCAACTATCATACAATGAATATCCATTCCAAAAACATAATCAAAATATCAAGACTTGTGGGCGATGGTGTGCAATAAGAATTGTATTTAAAAATTATTCTTTGAATGAATTCAGTGATTTGATTAAATTTCTTAAGAAAAAACTGAATATTAATTCAGATCAGTTGGTTACATTATTGACAATGTATATTAATAAATAAATATATAATATATTGTAATTATATATTTATCAATGTCATATTCAACATTATCGCAAGTTGGAGATAATATTTATGTAAATGTATCATTTAATCATGATGATAGTCAAGGAAATCAACCTACACCAGCTGAATATATAGTAACTAAAACTCTACCTATCCTTTCAAAATGTGATGATTACTATTGTAGTGTAATTAGATTTGATATTCCATTAAATTCAACTCCATTATTTATTATGCCAATAGTACCCAATCAACCAGATGCTGATTTAACACCATTAATAATTGGTATAACTTATTTAGGTGTTAATTTTCCTGTTAATATTGAATATATACCTGATAATATATTAACAGCTCCGTTACAAAATCAACCTGCACAAGTTATAACTCCTTATTATTTTGTTTTTTCATTCCAAAATTTAATTAATGCAATTAATTTAGCATTAGCAGAAGCAGTTTCATTATCTGGAGTTAAAGCTGTTTTAGATGCTATACCTGCAAAAACTCCATGGTTTTATTTAGATCCGACAACTAAATTAATAAGTTTAGTTGTTCCAACATTATTTACTAATCCTGCAGCAGTTCCTGGTAAACCATTAATATACATGAATGCACAATTAAGTACTTATTTAGAGGCATTTCAAAAAAGTCAAGTTGGATATAATCAACCTCAAGGTCATGATTTTGTATTTATTTTAGATTTTCCATCATTTCCAGCACCACCATTTCCATCATCAAATCCTTATCCTCAATCTGATAAAGCATTCTTTCCTATTCCAGTTGGTGGTCCAGATCCAGCAGGAGTTTATACATATTATAAATTCACTCAAGAATATTCAACATTACAACTTTGGTCATCATTAAGAAAAATACTTATTACAACAAACTCCATTCCAATTATAAGTGAATATACTCCAACTGGTAACTCAGGTATATCATCTACATTACCCATTATTACAGATTTTGTTCCACAAATTGAAATAGCAGGTCAAAGTAGATCAATTGCTTTTTATACACCAACATCTCAATATAGATTAGTTGATTTGAAAAGTTCGGAACAATTAAATACTATTGATTTAAAAATATATTGGCAAGATGATCAATCAAATATTTATCCATTATTAATTTCGGTTTTTCAACAAGCAAATATAAAGCTTGTATTTGTTAAAAAATCTTTGTATAAAGGTGGCCTTAATCTTTTAAAATAGTATAATAATTCTGATTGATTCAATAAAAATTATTATTTAATTTTCTTTGGTATTAATATATTGAAGTATGAGTCTATCTTATAGTGCTTTAAATCCAGTTCTCGTAAGAGATCCTATAACAATGCCAGAATCAACGAGAGATTATGCAATTTTAAAAGGTGGAAATCAAGTTACATGGAAAAAATATACAACCACATCAATTTCAAATTCTGCTATAACATGGAGTTGTCCACCTCCATCAGGTAATGTCTTTGTGGATCGTAAACAATATGTTTTATTACCAGTGCGTCTCATTTTTACTGCGCCAGGAGCACTCTTAAATTCCGTTTTACAACCTGGAAATGATGCACCAAGAGCATTTCCCTTAAGTGGATCTATAGAAACATTACAATCCGCAGTTAATGGGCAATCATTTTCAATATTTATTTCTGATATGGTTCATGCTCTCACTCATTTTAATACTGATATTAAACTTCATAATAAAGATTATTCATTGACACCAACTTATTATGATCAAACTCAATCATATGCTGATCTTGCTTCAGGTAATGTAAGAAATCCTCTTGGCGGTTATCAAAATGGAATAGATCATACACCTATGCAACGAGGTGGATTTCCTTTCACTATTGTTGTAAATACTGCAAATCTAGCAGTTGTTGATATGGTGATATGCGAACCATTATTCCTTTCTCCATATTATTGGGGATGTGGTGATGCTGGTGGTTTTTATAATGTAACTACTATGGATTTCAATCTCACATTTTTGTCGAATGCTAACCGATTTTGGTCCCACAATGCAGTTGTAGGAAGTAATCCTATCACAAGTATTCAAGCTGTATTTACCAATTTTACCAATGCTAATCCTGCGCCATTTACT